TCATAAGGGATACTATTCATTTACAGCCTCTATTTTCTTGAATTTATAAAACCACTTCTCCTGTTCATGGTACACAGGAAATTTCTTCTTGTATTTTAAAAGACCACCAGAATTAGCACCCCAGCAAATCAAAAACTCAACCCCGATATTAGTATATAGTGTATCAAAGGTAGTAAAATCGATATATAATGCCAGATTTCTATAAGAAGTCAAGTTCTTTCTAAGAAGATAGTAATAAACATTGTCTACATTATCCAATGATAGGACCGAATACCCAATCATCTTGTCATTATCATAGAAAAACAGGGTTTGGAACTTATCTTTTTCGGATTCCCAGTATTTTGTAAAGAAATTCATGTCATACCCGCTGTGAAGGGTCCAACCGTATCGCTGGTCCCCTCTTTGGATGTTCCATTCCCCAATAAATTTTTTAATATCTTCCAAATCCGCTGAATTTCTAACCTGAATGCCACCTTTTCGGTAGTGATTACGAGTTTCTCTCATTTCTATATGAGATTTACCCCTAAGTTCGAAAAAATCCTGGTCAAGTTTGCTGTACAAGAGGGTTCCCTTGTAACTGGATGTGTTTTCATACCCTGGGATTATGTCCTTATTGGACAATTTATCCACGTATGCCAGGTTTATCTTTGGATAATGGGTGTGAAGTGGGATATTTGCGGAATCGAACAGGACAACCTCGTTTTTATTTTTTATATAACCAGACCAGTCGGGGAATGGCTTATAAGTCTTTGATAACATGCCCATTACGGCATGGCGGGTTGTATAATTATGCAAGTTCATGATGATATGATATGGGATTTATGGGGGAGAGTCAAGGGAAAGATTAAGTATCTTCACCGAAATAGTTTTCCACTAAAAGTTTAGAGCCCTTTTGTAGATTGTCCGAAGCCCATAGCGGCTGAAGATTTGTATAGTTAAAGCAAGCCCTTTGCTGCTCGGGGTCTGTTAGATCAAAGGATACACAAGGTTTTATGTGGTCGATATGCCATTGCCCATAATTATCCCATGCCATGCCCTCGGTAAATTGAGATTCTAAGTGGGATTTTAGAGTTGCTGTGTCACAGCCAAGTAATTCTGTGGTTCTAGCAGATTTCTTGGTGGTTCCATTAATCGCATGATACATTCGTGTTCTCATATTACAAAGAAGTCTATAATAGGGGTCTTCTTTACGCTTCTTGTTTTTGTATAACTTCGTTTGTTCTAAAATCTGGGATTTATTTTTATCATAGTATTCTTTATCTTCTTTGGACAAACGTTCTCTATTAGTTTTTTGATAATTTCTTTTGTATTCCTTGATCTCTTCCTTGTGTGCGTTTCTATACTTTGTAGTTTCACTCTTTAATCTATCAGAATTTATTTTATAATATTGTTGATTATATGCACGAATTTCTTCTTTGGTTTTCATTGTGTATCACCATTTTTAGATATAATTGCCTTGGCCATTGTCAGAACATCAGCATCAGTAAATTCATTTTTAGCGAAATTATATATCTTACAAACTAGTTGACAGTTATCCTTTGTATATCCCTTCAACGAGTCTATACGGTCGATGCTCGGAGTGAATGGAGATTTAGCTTCATATACGAATGGAATTCCGGTTATCTCGCATATACCATTACTGAGTTTCATATCTACCCATTCTTTGTCAATATTAAATTCTAATTGCTTATCCCTTGCTCGTTTTCTAGAACCTGTTAAAATTCTTCCCCTAATACAAGTTTCTTGGTTATTACGTCTGTATTCTTTATGATAATTAAGTCTATATTCTTTGTTTTTTTCTTCCCATCTCTTACAACCTTCCTTGTTGGAGGTCTTATCAATAGAACGTTTTTCTCTGTAATAACGATTATAACAATCCTTGCAAAATGAATGCAATCCATCGGTGGAAGTTTTCTTTTTATGAAATTTTAAATTATCCTTTTCTTCTTTACATCTACAGCAAATCTTCATTTCTAATCTCCTTTTAATTATTTACCAAAACGGATCATAAAAACACATATTTACCACAAAATAATCAAAAAAATCGGACCACCCGAAGGTGATCCGATTTCTTTAACCATTCAATCTAACTTTACAGATAGATATGTGCCTGCCCTGGGGCAAACGCAGTACCGAGCTGCTTGCAGATGATTACGTGGTAGTACAAGTCTGCGCCAAACAGGTTATCGACTACGCCGTAACGGGTAAGCAAACCAACCCGAGGAGCGAAATCGTTAGGTCCGATTGTACGCTGAATCATAACTGGGATGTACGGGCAATAAATGATACCCGTGTCGTAGTACTCCGAGCCCTTATAACCCAACAGTGCATACTCCAGCTGCGATCCTCTCTTACCAACCATCCACTGAGCCTCAGTACGGGTGTCACGGTAGACGCTAAAACGACCACCAACAGAACCGACCTTAGCAACACCAGTAGGCTGCGTATTCACGTTGCCATTGACATCCATGAACTTAAATTCAGGAAGCATCTCAAGCATTGCGCACACACGAGGAGTTGCAACGATGAAGTTAGCAGCACCACGACGGTTACGGATAGCAACACGGTTAGCCTCAACAATAACCTTGGCATAGAAGTCGCGGTTACGTTCACCCAACCAGCGAGCGTCGGCGCAAGCGGCATACCACAGCGAATAACCCTGAGTAGGACCAGCCTTAAGAGCGACCTGTACCATACGCATGATCATTTCGCGGTCAATTTCAGCCTGAATCTCATAGCTCATCGCATTGGTCAATTCAGCGTCAATATCAATACCGTTCATGTTACGGATATCCTGCTCCAGCTCGACAGACCACTTAGCAGCAAGTCTACGGGTACCAGCCTCAACAGCGGTCTTCTCGAAAGAGATTTCCATCTGAGGAATCTGTGAGGTAAACTCAAAGTTAGCCAGAATGTCAGCAACACCAGAATCTTCTCCGATCATATCGAAGTCCGATCCAGTAGCGAAGTTATCCAAGCCGCTCAACGATGCCGAAGAAGCACCAGTGAAACGAGTGTCAAGGTTCTGATAACCCATTTCGTCAGGGTTTGCACCACCGACGCCAGTAAAGTTAACAGCACCACCATTGGAACCATGTGCAGGGACCGAAGTAATACCATCACGGTAATTAGCACCGATCTCACCAAGCGATTCCTTCTGGTACTTGTAACGCAATGCGAAAGCAAGACCAACCGGGCCGCTCATAGGCTGAACACCAACGATTTCGTTCGTGATCAGTTCTGGGAACGTACGACGAATCATAGGAATCAGCACCTTAGGAAGACGGGCATCACCCTGAGCATAGAAGTCAGAGTTACCAACCGCACCACCCTGTCCCGGAGCACCCTGAGATGTACCGAAGACTCCACCACTCGAAGCCACATTGGCTTCACGCAAACACCACTGCTCTTGGTTCTCAAGAAGAATGGCTGTATTCAGACGAGTATGATCGTCATTAATTGCATGAACGTTCTCCGAAGAGTAGTCAAGAATCTGACCCCACTTCTCAACCAGTTCGCCTGCTCTGTCCTTATTAATATAATTTGGTCCAGGTTTAATCATTTTATTTTTTCCTTTATTTTTGAATCATTCAACAAGAAGACTATCTATCTTGTTCTTTTAACATTTGCAGATATCCGCTCATCCCACGTTCCTCCATGGATACAGGGGCCGACTCAACGATTGGCTCAACGCTAACTTGGGCTTCTGGCGTGTCAACCACTTTGGATTGAACCGTCTTCTTGGCCTTCTCAGTTAGAACTTCGACCTCATCAGCTTCGTCACGTTCGAACATCTCTACGACATAATCGAAATTCGCTTCGATTTCTTCAGGGGACTTCTCAGCGAGTACCCTCATTACATATTTTTTCTTGTTATCATTAAAGTCGGCAGATTTCTGCTCCAATACCAAGGACGCTCCGGTTCTCTTGAGATCCTGATTCAACTTGATATTTGTCTTGACTGCCTCATTAAGTTCCTGTGAAAGTGTATCCATACGGTTCTTACCATCCTGAAGGGCTTCACGAATCGTATCGGAGATAAAGTCCTCATCAACCGATACAAGCTGCTTCACCTTGTCGATAATCTTCTTGGCCTGTGTATTCTGGACGGCTTCCTGAAGCTGGGCTTTAGGAATCATCTTCTCAAGATACATATCCATGTAGTTCGACATTTCAGTCGTCAACTGGTCACGGAAAGCAATAGCTTCCTTCTGGACCATGTTCTCGTATTTCTCGATTACCTTCTCAAGCTTCTCGGCATAATCCGAATCAACCTTCGCAAGAACCTTCTTAAGCTTGTTGACGTGATCCGTATCAATTGCCTCAAGAAGCTTCTCAAGCTTCTCGGCATGACTTTCATCAAGCTGCTTCTGGGCCTGCTCGATCTCAAGCTTCATACGGGCTTCAACCTTCTCGTTGACAGCCGTCTCAAAAGCTTCGACGATTGCAACCTTGGCGTTCTCGTTTAGAACACCGTTATCAATCGACTTAAGAATCTCTTTAAATTTCATATCCATGGTATTTCTCCTGTGATGTAATTATTTACATTTTTCCAATATTTTTTATTCAATTTTTCGTAGTAATATCAGACCTAAACTACTATATAGTTATATTTTACGTTATTTCTTAGCTGAAACCGCATCATTCTGATCCAGTTCAGATGCAATTCTACGAATCCGTGCCTTGATCTTCTCATCAACAAGCCCGGTAAGCTTACTCTCTGCCAAGGCATATTCCTTGTTGCAGATATCATTTATAAAACCAATCGCTATCTTTTTCTGTATGTTCATATTCTCCTTCGTTTGTTTTACAGGTAGCCTTTAGTCGGCGACCTCTCATGTAGAAACTTATACTCCACGGAATTTTAGGAACATCAAGAACATATACGGGTCCTTGAATGCCTCTGTGAATGCGGGACCAAATCCCTCGTGACGTTTTAAAGCCTTATAGATCTTGGTTGCAAGTTCGCTATCAATCTGACTAGGCGTTTCCTGTGCAAACTCTTCAACTTCGGGTTCTGAATTCATAGAAGCAATTCTTCTCTCCTGGTCGCTTGGTCGAATCGGAGCCTCGTTTAACTTATCCCAATTCTCAGCTAAGAATCCTACATTATGTGCCTTGATGCCTTTACGCATTTTTTATCTCCTGTAGAAACTTCATAATAGCCATAGACATCTGTTCCTGACGAGCATCACCGTGGCGGGGCATAGAACAAAGGTTATTATTCAGTGTATTATATGTATTCTCGACAAACTCACAGACTGTACCATCACATTTCAGAATATACTGTTTTGCCTCAAGGATTCCTTCGACAAAGGCGGTATCCACTGACGGATCATGCACTACGTCACAGCAAATCAGACGGAAGTCGGAAACATCATTATGATCCCCATTCTCGTTAAGCTTACCGAGGGCTCTGCTGGAAACTCCAAGACGAACACCATCAAGCATAAGTGTCCGGACGATCTGTCCCATTGGAGTTTCGAGAATCTTGGACTTTCCATAAAAATTATCACTCTCCTGCTTGATCTGAGTGACTATGTGACATGCTCTTTCGGGGTTAATTTCAATACTAGTTGGATGGTTGAGTTCTCCGAGTGCCCTGCCAGTCTTGATCATATCGTTTGTATATCTATTTGATTCACGAACCATTTCATCGAGAGAATAAACCCTATTGTTCTTATTCTTCTGATTTGCTCTCATGAATATACCCTCAAAGAACATTCTACGATCCTTGTTCGGACCTTGTTCCTCAACAACCAGATTGATATCGAAATTAGGTTGTTCTACCAAAAGTTTCAACGGACTGTTCATATTATCTCCCATTAACTGTCTTTCCAAGGCTTCCAGAATCCATGCTTATGCATATCCACAACATATAACTTCATCGTCCACATATCCCCATCATGTGAAAACTGAATATCAGCAACATTCTTGGCACCAAACTCGGCATCCTTGAATTTATCAGCAGCCTGCTTTAGGGCATTCTTATTCTTACCCGTATATATCACAATACTGTTATACCTATCACCATCTAGGGTCTCTCCTTCAGTGTCTTCTACTGAAATCTGTGGCCTGGAAGCCGGACTGGGTTCCGGTTTCATGTATTCTCCACGAAGTTTTTCGGGATCTGAAATTCTCGGTGACGGTATACGTATTGGTTCATCTGGGGTAGTCTTCCAACGATCATAATTACTTTCCTCGGAAATATGTTTGACATCCCATTTTTCTGTTAAAAATCCAATATTATGTGCTTTAATGTGTTTCATAAATTATATTTCAATCCTGGTGTAATTATTTACTGTTTTCTACGTGATTTTCAATATTAATACTGATTCCATATCATCAGATTTCCCTTGTATGGAACGAATTGTCTCTTAGAAAAGAAATTTCTGGCATTTGTAGTCAATGGATCTAATAATATAGGAAGCCCTTTCGGTTCCACCATTTTGGTTCTTTGCGCCCTCTGGTGTTTTGATGACATCAAGCCATACGTAATCAAATGGTATACTACGGGATTTTGACTTTATTTCGTAGTCTATGAATGTACCATGTTCCGGATGAACAATCCGTACCTCGTTCTCCTGAAGATATTCCTTGAATGATTTCATTTTAAATTCTTGATATCCTTTTCTGTTACTATGACAAATTTATATCCATGTGACTCAGCCCATGCCTTTGCAGCTTCCCACTTGGCAATGTTGGTGGTGTATGTTATTTGCTCTTTCAATAGAGTCATTTTATTTTTTCTATTCTGGGTTTTTGGGGCTGCACACTGCTTCTCTGGTTTAACCTCAATAAGAAATTTATGAAGTTTTCCAGAAGTATCTTTTATGATAAAATTGAAATCCACAAAATATCTGTGTAATTTACCATCCACTGGTTTTATGTAGGGAATTACAATTTTTTCAGATCCCCAGGATACAATGTTACTATTCTCATCTAGAAATCTCATATAGGATAATTCCAAACCAGATCGATACATGCATACATCGGTGGTACACTTCGATTTATTCCTTGGTGTGAATATCCCCTGCTTATATTGCTTATGTGCTACCATGCAATTATTTAACAAATTGATTAACTAAAGATAAATAATTCCATGAACAAAGACCTTGAACTACTTTACGAAACCATCCTTCTTGAAAAGGATCATCGCCAGAAGATGATAAAATTTGGAATTGAACCCAACGTTGCTGAGTATCTCCATGCCATTGATGATAAGTATTCCCTATGGTTTGCTAATCAACTGAAGGGTATGCCGCAATACGAACGTGCCGCAAATAAGATATCCTTCGTTGCAACCCTCAGGCAGACAATGACCCAGATTCTGGATTGGATCAAGGGTGCCCAGGACGTAAACATTAATGCATTCAAATGGGATGATGCAATCCGTAAATCGGAAGAGTGGCATGAGGAGATTGCAAAAACCCCAGAAGAGAAGGTTGAAAGTTTATCCCAGACTGTTGCAGAGTATGAATCTGGTGTTGGTGAAATCCTCAAGATCTACGATGACGGATACTACTGGATAGATCTTCAAACAAATAATTCCCGAGAAGAGGGTAATTGCATGGGTCATTGTGGTAGAACAGACTCGGAAACTATATGGTCGCTGAGAAACATTAATAATTTCTACACTAGGGATGGTGTAAAGGCAAATTCATATGTGACAGCTGGTGTTAGTCCTGATGAAGGTGTATGGAGACAGGCCAAAGGTAAAAACAACAAGATGCCAAACGAGGAATACTGGCCGTATATCGTCGATATCTTTGTTGAGGGTAAAATTTTTGAGTATAAAAGCGAATATGCGGGTAACAATGACTTCGGCGTAGAAGAATTCAAGTCATACCTTGAGGAAAATCCCGACAAGTACGAAAATACCGACGAAATCCTGGAAAAACTTAGTGAAAGTGGAATACAGGCTAGGGCAGATAAGCTCTACGAGGAATATCGTGATCTGTTTAAGAAGATAGACGTTAACTACGAAGTGGAAGAGGATTATATAAACCCAAGGGGATATAGCGGTTTTGATATAACCCCTGATGACATGCCTGATATCGCATATCTTGTTAATAAGAAACTGGACGATTATAGGTCGGAGGATCGAAAGATACTGATGACTACCATAAGAGAATCACTTGACAAAATGCACATATATCTTAGTGATGACTGGAACTATGGAACCCCATACGAAATAGACCGCAAAGATGGTGATTTCACGTTACAAATCTACATGGATTTCGATGATGATCGTTCTGGATATGGTGATGAAATAGATCATTTCAAAAACTTTCTTGATGATATGGTTTCTTATGATGAAATAATTTCAGGGGATAGTTTTGTCGAGGATTTTGTTGAAATATTCACAGAAAAACTTGAAGATCTTGGTTGGATTGATACCGATAGACCAAAACCGAAACTTCCTGATCCTCGCCAGATGAAATTCCCAGGATTCGATGAATCCACTACTTTCAAGGCGTATGCAAAGCATGTTGGGTTAATTTAAACCTGATATCACACAAAAGAAAAACCCTAGCCGAAGCTAGGGTTTCTTTTCTTATCTATGTCTGAATTCTAGACGAATCCGTAGAAGTTTGCTACGAGTGTAGACTCTTTAATCATCTTCTTTGATTTCTTCGGCTTACATGATTCTTTCTTAGGCTTTTCATCAGATTCTTCGTCTTCATCATCATCCTCATCTTCAGATGATTCATCACCTTCATCAGATTCTTCGCCATTATCGATCATGGTAGGAATTCCGCCGACTTCTGAACCAAAAGTCACTTCTGGTTCGTCACCAAGATCCATTTCCATTCCACCTTCCATGCCGCCCATTTCACCATCCATACCACAGCAGGCATTATCTTCTACTCCAATATCCGCAAGGATCTTACCCTTAAGTTCTTGAAGGGCCTGATCAAGAATATCCGTGATATTCTCGCCAAAACTTGTCTCTACGCCATCAAGTGCATTCTCGATACACTCGGCAGCATATCTCTCAAATGCGTCAACCAGAAGATCGTTGTACTGCTTCTGGAGTTGCTTGATCTTGTTTTGGATTCCGCTATCTCCACCAGACTTCTTACCAAATGATCCCTTGGAATCATCATCCGAATCGTCATCAGATTCTTCCGAATCATCATCAGATTCTTCTTTTTCAGAGTCATCGTCAGAGTCTTCAGAATCATCAGATTCTTCCTTTTCGGAATCGTCATCCGAGTCATCAGAATCTTCCTTGGAGTCGTCAGAATCTGAATCTTCCTTTTCGGAGTCATCGTCATCTTCATCTTTCTTCTTATTGATTGAATCCAACGATGTATCTTCACCCTCTTCAAGTTTACCAGCAAAAATACTTTCGTATTTCTCTTCCAACATCTGCATATCTCGATCTCTCATATTATGACTCCTTAAATTATACCTTCATCAATGAAACGACCAGCCGTCTCAACCCGAGTTTCACCAGGAAACGCACCATAACCAACCCAAGGATTGTCAGAAGGTGTTTCATCCGTTGACAATGTAAAGGCAGTAGAACTAACTGATGCAACGCCAATCGCGTCAGTTGTTTGAGCTGATAGAACAGCACTTGCGGTTCCACCAATTGCTGCATCATCACCAACAGTATGTCTAATAACAATCGGAGTTACAATCTCTTCATAAGGATATTCAATCTGATAGAGCGCACTAATTTCCATACCCTCAGTTAAGATTGTTCCGTCACCAAATGTTATTTCCCATGTTGGGTAAACAAAAGTACCAGACGCGGCTGATAACTCTGTACCAGGGATAAAAAGATCGGCACCAGTATTAACAAAAACATATGTACCAGCACTAACATCCAATTGCAAAGTTTCTGCAACTATTGCTGATGGACTTTCAACAAGTGTAATAGAATCTGTTGCAGTACTTCCAGTCGTTCCAGCCGTGATTGTTGTCACATCCACATCTGGATATGCAGTAAGATATGTTTCTGGTGTTAATGTAATTGGTAGGGTTGTTGCGATCGCCAATGTATTCCCTGTAGATAGTACTTGATCAACTAGTACTGAATTCAGAGAAGCAGTTACTTCACTTACAGTAGTGGTAACATATGCCGTATAATCAGCACTTTTACCAAAATCGGTTGTTCCTGATACTTGAGAAACATTCAAGGTTGCGTTTGTTAATGCCATAATATTCTCCTTATTAGTCCTTTCAAGACTTGCTTTGAAATATTTACTATTTTTTGATTAATTCTATGTAAGTTATTCAATAAAGAACATAGGTGGCTCTTGTTCAGCCCCAAATGTCATGATTTCTTCTTCTAACTTATTCTTTTCTTCAAGTCCTTGCGTCATTATGTCTGTCGCATTGACCGTTCCACCACCAAATAATGTTACCTGACCAAATTTGCCACGTATATGCCCCAAAGAAATCTTAGTTAATGCCAATGCGTACTTCTGAACCCATCTCTCCTGAACTAATTCCCGTACGCATTTTTCCATATGACATCCAATGACTCCAATATACCGCCCCCTACGCACATGAGGCTCTGGTGTCAGACGAATCATCTGTGTTTGTGGGTTAAAATTGACATAAATATCGATTGCAAACATTTTCTTGCGAAGATCCATCCATTCCTTGAGCAAGTGCCAAGTAGTAACATCATAGCCTGTTCCACCAAGCATTTGACCGAAGTACGCCTGCTGTGCAAACAGATAATCCATGTTGAAAAGCGTCTCTGAGCCCGAACCAGAGCCGCCAGCAGGGTCACATGAGAAAATCCCAGCTACTTTTCGATAGTTATTAAGGTCACAATCAACATACTGTCCGGAAACCATTGGTCCCGCTGCTGAATATGGGCAATAGAAATCTGAAATATGATTAAGTATATGATCAACCTTTATTCCATAACCACACTGGTATATATTTGAATCAAATACCAAAAATTCCTCAGTAAATCCCGAATATTTCGAAAACCATTCACAACCCTGACTAATAAAGTCCATAATCTGATCTTCGCAAATCTCGATATTTGTCATAGGCCAACCAAGCTGCATCTTTATTCTCTCGGAAAGTAATTCATAACTTGTTACAACCGGATTTAAGGTTGTACTGGCTCGGATTCCAACAGGTGTAACGGATTCGAATGCAGAACATGTTGCAAATTGGGTAGCATCATTTATTACAAGTGTTTGTGCAGCTAGTGAACACAACCCTGGTGTTTCTGTATAACTATCAACACTTGATAATGATTGCCATATCGAAGAAACTCCACTAAATTCCGTACCGTTGGTGGTTGTGACAAGACCGCTGAATGCCATACTGTACATATCTGTTGATACAGAACCTTCTATTGAATCAAAGAATTGGTATGACCAATCCCTTGTAGTAGCAACCGGAACTTCATTAAAATACCATTGAAATGCAGAGGCTGATGCCTGTACGACTTCAGTCCACACACTTACATTTTGTCCTGTTATCTGAGGAACCCCCAAGACCATTCCAGAAAGGTATGTCAAGGAAGATACAGTTTGAATTCCTGTCATCAATTGTGGTGACGTATTCTGGGCAGTAATTGAGGCAACACCAACATTTGGAGTAAATGCAAACTCATTTGCAGGAAGAATCCTGAATGATGGATATGTAGGCCAGGCGGGTTCGATAATAAATGTTACCGGATCACTTGACAATGATCCAATAGTACTTGTCTGAACCGTTAGGGTAATTGGTGATGACTGGGAAGAGAAGAATACATGAGACCAGGAATTACTAGTAGATACAATAGTATTATTGTACTTCCATTCCCATGCACTAACACCGCACAATGCTGGGGTTGTATCAGTGAATGCGACAGTTATAGACGGACGTGTGAAAACAACCGGATTACCTGTGGATATATTGAATGTTGCTGGCATAAACCTCTCTATCTCTAATTATTTATCCTTTTGATTCATTTGTGCTATTTTTGCCCCAAGATCCCCCAAAAGACACTGACCACCAGCGCAGGCTTCTCCGCCAATAGTCGAAACATCAATGCTATAATCATCTTCAATGACCTCCGACCAATCGATATCAACGTATGAACGCTTTAAATCCAACCATTCCTTCCAGATTGCAATATGCTTAAGCATATGAGAGCATTTTCGATAATTACTCTCACAATATCTCAGCGCAAACTGATTAAATCTGCGAACCCATTCGATCTTAGCCTGCATCTTGTTATATTCTTCGAGTTCATTATAAAAATTACTCAAATCGGTAGAATATTTTACCAGTTTGGTTGAATACTGGGTAGGAGTATAACCATTCTTGACAGGCATTACTGGTTCTACAGGTAAATTCCTGGTTAATTCAAGTTTTTCACCAATATTAAGGGCGCAATCACAAGCTTTCCACAAGTCATTGTTGAAAGCCTTCAATCCATCAACTATAAGACCTGACGCCAATGGACACCCCTCACCATATTCCTGAACCAATTCACGTTCATTTAAAACGCTAATGAATGGTGCTTGATTATAATCCAAATCACCAGAATGCGGCAATAAAGATACTCCAGCAAATGAATTTCGGTTGTCATAAATAAACTTTTCAACTTTATCCCATTCATCGGGTTTTACGTTGATGGTATTAGATACATTATGCCTCAAGAATGATGTTCTATCCCTCGTACCATATTCAACCCAATTCTGTTGTGTGAGTTTTACATATTCGAGCAATTGAATTGCATTAACCTGATTCTTGGTCTTTGAACCATCAGGAACTTCACAAAGGAATGTAATAACCAAGTCTGTATTATTGTTACTCCATACAGATTCCTTGACGGCGTCCGGATTGAACTTCTGGAAGTGCTGTACGGGAAACTCATAACGGTTAGCCTGTACTCTTCTCATGTATCTCTTGGCATGATGGGGGTGGATTCCAGAAGAGGTGCCGAGAACACAACTAGTTGAGCCTGCGGGCTTTACACAATTTGTTCTGGCGGCAGGATTAATCCCGATGAGCTTGGCGATCCGCTCATTTGTCTCTAAAATCAATTCCGCACCCTTACGTTGAATCTCTGGATTAAACAAAACCTCTGGATTGTCCATCATACCAGTAATCGACACACCCAAGAGAGCCTCTTTCTTCACAATATCTTCTGTTGCCTTTGTTAAATAATCGAATTTGTCATATGATGCCTGAATGGTCCCCAAAATAGCGGCAGATTTGCATTGATTCAG